TGATGAAAGTGGCACTGGTGGGGCTGGTGTAGACGGAGCGTATCAGTTAAATGTTGGGTTAGACATTTATGTTCCTTCTACAGGTTGGGGGTCTGATTACTGGGGAGCAGGAACTTGGGGAAGCGTTTCTTCTTTAGATGCCACAAATCAGTTAAGACTTTGGTCTCACGATAATTTTGGAGAAGATTTGCTTTTAAATGCCAGAGGTTCAGGTGTTTTTTATTGGGACGAGTCTAGCGGCACAAATACACGAGCAGTTGCTTTATCTAGTTTAGCAGGAGCTAATTTAACACCAACAGTAGCATTACAAGTGATGGTATCTGATGTAGATAGACATGTTATTTGTTTCGGAGCAGACCCTTTAAATGATTCAAGCACGGCTAGAACAGGGGCTATCGACCCTATGTTTATAGCTTGGAGCGACCAAGAAAATGTAGAACAATGGGAACCGTTACCTACTAATACAGCAGGGTCTTTTAGACTTTCAGCAGGTTCTGCAATCGTAGGAGCGGTAAGAGCAAGACAAGAAACGTTGATATGGACAGATACGTCTTTATATTCTATGACTTTTGTAGGTCAGCCTTTTACTTTTTCGATTAACCTAGTTAATGAAGGTGTTGGTCTTGTTGGACCTAATGCTATGGTAAATACTCCTAAAGGTATTTTTTGGATGGATAAAAAAGGTTTTTATGCTTATGCAGGAGCTATACAAGAACTTCCATGTACTGTAGATGATTATGTATTTTCTGATTTAAACCAAACACAAAGTTATCAAATATTTGGTTTTGTTAATAAAGCATTTAACGAAGTCGGTTGGTTTTATTGTTCGGCAGATAGCAACGTTATCGATAGATATGTTACTTATAATTATGAAGAAAATTTATGGATGATAGGAGAACTTTCCAGAACTTGCTGGATAGACGAAGGTATATTTAGCGACCCTAAAGCAACATCTAGTACCAATAACATCGGGTATTTATTCAACCATGAAACAGGTAACGACGATGACAACACAGCAATGACTAATGTCTTTATAGAATCTGCTGATTTTGATTTGGGCGAAGGAGATGCGTATCAGTCTATAAGTAGAATAATTCCTGATGTTAAATTTACAGGTTCTGCAAGTACAGGAGCAGACGGACAAACCTTAGATATTGTGTTAAAAAGAAGAAATTTTCCTGGAGAAGAACTTACTACAGCAGTTACTAGTGGATGTACTTCGGTAACTACTAAAATAGATACTCGTGTAAGAGGAAGACAAGCAGTATTAAGAGTTCAATCTAACGATACGAATGCGAGTGACGTGGGAATGAGTTTTAGATTGGGAGCAACACGTATAGATATAAAACCTGATGGAATGAGGTAATGGCTAAGCTATTAGAAACGAAACTTCCTGTAGCTATAGGACCCATAGACCCTGCAATATTTAATCGTTTAGTTAGAATATTAGAATTAAGCTTAAATAAAGTAAACGTGGGCTCTACTATAAACGTTAATGAATCTCAAAGAAATATAAACCAGTTTAATACAGGGGATGTTATTTGGAACTTAACTACTAAACAACTTCAATTATGGACAGGAGAACAATGGTCAGATATTTATTCAGGAACAGAAAAGGGAGTTCAAGGAACATCATCTCTTGGACAAGTAAGTGTCTTAACGGGTGGAAACACAATAGTAAAAATATTATAAAAGGGAATACTATGGATTTAAAAAAGCTACAAGAAGAATTAACGTTTGATGAAGGCTGTATTGATAAAATTTATTTAGACCATTTAGGTTATCCTACGTTTGGCATAGGTCATTTAATATTAGAAACAGACCCAGAACACGGACAAGAAGTAGATACTCCTGTTTCTAAAGAAAGAATTAATGAGTGTTTTGAAAACGATATACAAAATGTTTTTAATGATTTAGATAGAAATATTTCGTGGTGGAGAGACCTTCCTGAAGATTTAGTTTTAGTTATGGCTAATATGTGTTTTAACTTAGGGATTACACGTTTATTAAAATTTAAAAACTTTTTAGCAGCTATGGAAAAAGAAGATTGGGATAAAGCAGCGGTTGAAATGTTAGACAGTCGTTGGGCTATACAAGTAGGTCCAAGAGCGATAAGATTAAAAGATAGAGTTTTAGGAGTTTAGTATGAAAGTTAAAGCACCGAAAGGATTTCATTGGATGAAAAATGGTAAATCATTTAAATTAATGAAACACACAGGTAAGTTTGTAAAACATAAAGGTGCTAGTTTAGCAGCGAATTTCGCAGTACAAAAAGTACATAAGAAAAAATAGGAGAATAGTATGCCCGCAAAAAAGAAAACACATAAAACTAAAGACGGCAGAACTGCTAGAAAAGGTCTTTATTACAATATAAATAAAAAACGTAAAGAAGGAAAGAAGATGCGTAAGAAAGGAGCTAAAGGTGCTCCTACAGCAGCTGCTTTTAAACGTTCTGCTAAAACAGCTAAGAAGCCTAAGAAGAAAAGTAAAAAGAAATAATGCCTAGGAAAAAGGAAAAATCTATAAGACGTACTACTGGTAAAGGCGGTAATTACCGTAAAACTAAATCAGGTGCGGGCATGACTAAAAAAGGAGTAGCCGCTTATAAAAGAAAAAATCCAGGGTCTAAGTTAAAAACAGCGGTCACAGGTAAAGTTAAAAAAGGCAGTAAAGCAGCAAAAAGAAGAAAGTCTTACTGTGCAAGAAGTGCAGGACAAATGAAGAAATTTCCTAAAGCTGCTAAAAACCCTAATTCAAGATTACGTCAAGCACGTAAAAGGTGGAAATGTTAAATGGCTAAAAAAGCACCAGACGCATTTGTATATAATGCTACACTAGAAAGAATAGTAGACGGAGACACTTTTGACTGTTGTCTTGATTTAGGTTTTGATGTTAAACTACATAAACAAAGAGTTCGTCTTTCTGGCATAGATACTCCTGAATCTAGAACTAGAGATTTAGCAGAAAAGAAATTAGGACTTGCCGCTAAAGAAAGATTAAAACAACTTTGTGTAGGTAAGTTAAAAATAAAATCTTTAGGTAAAGGTAAATATGGGAGAATCTTAGGCATACCTTATACGGAAGATGGCAAAGATATATGTGAAATTTTAATTAAAGAAGGACACGCTGTTGAGTATCACGGAGGTACTAAGGTTAAAGTTTGGGGTGACTACTAAAGCTTATGGACAGTGTAGTTCAATTAATTAATGAAGTTGGCTTTCCAATAGCAGCAGCTATAGGTTTAGGTTTATTTATTTGGAAGCTTATTAATAAAATCATTGATGGTATGGAAACAAAAGTAGATGTGCTGGATGAAAAAGTATCAGCACAAATAGCTCAAATAGAAGAACGGTTAGGTCAAAAATTAGATTCACAACACGGTATTTTGGTAGCTCTTATAGACAGAGTGCGTTCTGTAGACAATGAGATAATTAGACAAGATACTCTTTTGAAGACTATACTAGGGGTACCGCAACTTATGAACACCGATAGAATAGCGAAAGCAGACAGAAATGACCAAAGGAAAGATTGATGAAAAAAGTATTCTTAACAGAATTTAAAGTAGGAGATAAAATATACGAAGGTCCCTTCATCTACGCTAATACTTTCGAAGAAGCTGATATAGAAGCAGAAGCATATGGAGTAGTTATCGTTGGAGAAGCTAAAATAGTTATAGGAATAAATGAAACTGAAGAACGAGAAAGAGTTTTACATTAGGAGACGTAAATGACACCTGAAGAAGAAAAAGACAAAATAATCTGGGCTATTATGTTCATAGGAGCAATGTTAATTATCGGTGTTTTTGTAGAGAACATTAGAGCAGACCAAATAGTTCATAAGTTTAAATCACCTAGTTTTAACGGCGTCGGTACTTCTTCACACTATCTAACTATAGAAAACCAAGAGTTTAGCCGTAAGCTTACTATTAAAGAAGAAATAAAAGCTTTACAAGATGAAATAGAGCGAGAAAAAGAAAACTCAACTTTAGCTAGATTTATGAGGAATCTTGAATCACGTGTCTATGCTGAACTATCTAGACAACTAGTTAATAACCTGTTTGGAGAAACACCATCAAGTTCTGGAACCATAACATTAGAAGGCAACACAATAGAGTATACTAGCGATGGCGTAACATTAACCCTAAAGATAACGGAAGCAGATGGCACAGTTACAGAAATTACAATTCCTATCGGTACTTTTACTTTCTAGTTGTTCTACTTTTGACCAACTCGAAGATACATACGAACATAGGTTTCAAAGACATAGTGTAGTAAATATACAAGATTTACAATCTTCAGCTTTACGTAGTGTAGAAGTTCCTAAAGTAAGTCCTGTCGTTGCTGTATATCCTACAGCATTTACAGACCAAACAGGTCAGCGTAAAAGCAATAGTGAGTTTGCTTTATTTAGTACAGCTATAACACAACAACCTAATGCACTACTTATAAGAGCACTTAAACACGCAGGAAACGGTAATTTCTTTAGGGTTGTAGAACGTGTGGGTCTAGATAATTTAACAAAAGAAAGACAACTTATACGGTCAGCTAGAGAAAAATTTGCTAGTGACGAAGAAAAGAAAAAACAATTAGCTCCTTTATTATTCGCAGGTGTTTTAATTGAAGGAGCTGTTATATCTTATGAAGCTAATTTAGAATCAGGAGGTATCGGTGCTAGATACTTAGGTATTGGAAACAGCGTACAATATAGAGAAGATAATATAACCGTTAGTTTGCGTATGGTTTCTGTAGCAACAGGCGAAGTGTTATTAGAAGTATTAAGTCAAAAGACGATATTTAGCTATGGTAAATCTAATGATGTATTTAGGTTTATAGAAATGAATACTGAACTTGTAGAAATAGAAGCAGGTAACGCAAGAAACGAGTCTTCTACTATTGCTTTAATGAAAGCTATCGAAGGCGGAGTATTGGAGATAATTAAGTTAGGTTACAAAAAAGGTTACTGGGTTTTACAAATAGAAGAAAAAACGGTAGAATGAATTTATGATGATGAACAGATACATACAATTATTGCTGTGTTTTGTTTTATTACCGTTATACGCTGCGGACAATGAAATATACGTAGACCAGTCAGGTACTGGTGCTAACATAGATTTAGAACAGCTTGGTATATCTAATATTATTGGTGGGTTAGGTTCTTCTGCAGGTGATTTAACTGCTTTTGATTTAGACGGAAACGCCATGACCCTTGATATTAATATGATTGGTGCTACTAATAAATTTCTTGGTGATATATACGCTGACAACTTTACAGGTGTATATAATTTTACGGGCGGTACAAATTCTTTTACGATTCAAGTAGACCCTACAAACTCTAATAGTTCAGATGGCTCTAATCAAAACGTAGCTGTTACTGGCAGTGGTAATACTTTTACATTAAATCAAGGAACATCAGCTATAGCCGCATCTCTCGATTTAGATTGGATTATTCAAGGGTCTAATAACACAGTAACATCTAATATTAATATTGACGGTGCTACAAATTATATGGATATAGACGGTTCTGATAACACAGTTACTTATACAGGGACAGGTGTGAACGCATCAGCAGGTGGTTATTTTTACTTAGACCATACAGGCGGTTCAAGAACTTTTAATATTCAACAACTGAGTACCCAAGATAATGACTGGCTCAAAATTATGTCAATCTCTGGCACTGCTGCTTCTACTGTTTGTGTCGTTCAAAACGAC